CATTAATGCCTGGTGCAAAAAGCGAGCCCGATTCTATCCAGACAGACATAGCACTGGTAACAGGCTTAACAGTTAATCCTTTAGTTCGCGAGGCTAAATCTGCGTAGGCAATGTAATCATACAAAAGGTGAGACACATCATTCGATAATACTTGTATAGGTTGGATGCTATCTATTGCGCCATTTGAATAAAAAACCAGGCCTAGTTGTACGAACGACCGAGTTTCAGAAGCTGAAAGTGCATCAGGCTTCTGGTGTACTGTGCCCGCACTGTCAATGTAAAAGACCTGAACGCCCCTGGCGGTTGGCATATCGACGAGGATATTTGATGTTATGGGCCAGGTAAAATTAGACCGAACCGGTTCTTTCCGGTCAGTATAGGCATCAATAATCTCGCCTGAGCCTGCGTTTACATTAACGTGTGTTGGGTCTGCCTGAACAAGTTCGCCGCCCTGGGTTAAGCCTGTAGCTGCAGTCTCGCGGAGCGCTATCTGCTCATCGTTGTAGTCGATAGCGTCCTGCACGTCAGTAGCTGCTTGACCAGACGTTGAGTTATTATAAACAATCTCATTAGCGTTGTGGCCGTGGCCTTCTGGTGAATACTCACCTGAGTGTGTGTGGTCACGTAACTCTTCGAAGATGCCCTTGTTGTCGCGCATCCCTAAGTCGGAGTTCGCTACCCAGGCCACTGCCACAGTACCATCAGCACCACGCTCAACAACCATTGAATTCGTGCCTAAATCAACACTAACAACTTTTACAACTTCAGGTATTAATGCGCCTGCAATATCAGCCAATGTCGCATAGAAGTACTGAGCACCGGTTATTGTCGGGAATACCGATACGTCGAGCACAGTAATCGTTGTATCACCAATAGCCAGCGGGTTATTGGTAATCGATGTCTGCGCGTTATTCGCGTATTGGGTATCTATATTAGACACAGGCTGGTACCACCTGGATTTCGATACAGTCTTCTTTCGTCTGACCGCCTGACGTATTGGCGATGATGCTTACCGTGTATGTTTCGCCGGCGAGCCCACCAGAGACAGTGAGCGAGACATCCGTAAGGGTTACTAGTATTGCTGTTACAGCCACCAGTGGTGGGACCGTCACTGGCCCTAACGAACTCGAGGCACTTACGATTGTCTCGGGTGTGCCGCCAGTAGTCGTATCCAGCCAGCCGCTGTAGTCAACACGATATACCTTGGTCTCGTTAGGTGTCTGTGAATATTTGGCTATTATGCTCATGTGGAGTTACTCTCGTCGTCCTCTGTAATCACAATAACAGAATTTTGCGGGGCAATAGATACAGTCCGGCTTTCAGGTGGTATTTTCGTAACCTGCGGTGGGCACAAATGTATCGTATCAAAAAAGTTAAACACCAACGCATGTACGAAACTCGCACAGTTGTTCATGGTGGCTGTGTTTAGTAGTTTACAGTTCATGCTGTTCTACCGTTACCACGACGGAAGCTGTTACCAGCCCAGCCCTGTGGATATGACCAGCTTCGCTCAGCATTACCATAACGACGCCTGCCCATGTCACGAGCCATGGCTATGCCATCACGGAACCGTTTAAGGTGGTATTGAGACTGTACTAAATTGGTGTAGGGCTTCCCTGGCTGCGAATACAGGCGTCCTAAGACACCGTCCATAACTTCATCAAAGAAATGCGAAACGGTCTCAGATGGCACCTTACACATGTCAGGGAGCGGATTTAGGCGTGCTACGACCTTCAGCGCACCATCATCATCTCTGGTAGGGGCCGGGAACACCTGCATGAGGTCATGCTCAAGCATGTAGGCAACTGATGGTAGATTGGATGAAGTTGCTGTGCGTTTCGGTAATGTGGTTGCAAGACCGATGGGTCGACCATTAGCCCAAACGTAGTGAACACCCATGACCTTGGCCTGTGGGTAGCTTAGTTTGTACTGGTCTTTATCTGCACGAATGTTTATCGGCGCTAGTTCTTCCATCCAGAAGCCTGACTTCGTGAAAAATTCACGTAGCGTAGATTTAAGTTCAAGCTTTAGCTGTCCAGATGAGATGCCTGGCAGGCGGGTAGTCAGCTCGTTAATCCATTCGTCGGTCGAGACTAAAATGGTCATTGCGACTTACCTCCTAACCGTTGGTTGAACAGAGTCAAGTAGCCTATAGCACGGCCGTCGACGGTCCATTCATCATCTGAGAATTCAATCATGGAAACTGTGTAGTCCACGAAAGCGTTATAAAACTGTTGGTCGAGCTGAAATGGGTCAGGGCTATTGGCAGCCGTGACAAAGGGAATTTGGAAATCTAAATCGACAAAGATATCCGGGCGTATGCGGTACGCCTCGACATATGCATTGTTTAGAGTGCGGAAAATCCTATCGTCGCTATAACGATACGGGACAACCTCATCGAGAACAAGTTCACGTACCTGAATTAATAAATCAGATAGAAGAAACATCAATATTCTCCAACGAACTATCATCGTCAGGAATAGCGGTTTTCTTTTGCTTATTCGCTTTCTTTTTCTTGGGTGCTGGTTTCTTTGCAGAGACCGCTTCTTTAAGGACAGGCTTTTCGAGTACCCGTGAGTTTTTTGGCTTTGGCGCCTCATCCCACTGCATGTATTCATCTGCAGCAATAACGCGAACAAATTTACCCTTGTCATCCATCTCGGAAACAACGGCCTGCTTGTAGCGTTTAGCACGCGCATGAGTGAACTCTAGTGGTTCTGCGCCTGGTATTAATACGATTTGAAACATAGTAACTCCTAGTAAAAGGAAAGGCCCCCGGAGGGGCCAATCACTTAGCCGTCGCTAGCTACGATTGTAACCAGGGCTGTTGGGTCTGTAACTTCACGACCGTATACCTGAAGACCACGCAAGATGGTACCGAAGGTAGACTCACCACGCAGGGTCTCAACTTTTGACAGCTGGGATGCGAAAGTGGTGCCGTGACTGTGACCAGCCAAGATTGCAAACTCGCCTGCTGCCAGGGTAAGACCTACAGAGGTCGCACCAGTTGGTAACAAGTTAGAGACGTACACTGTGAAGCGGTCAATCATACCTAGACGACCGTTACGCAGCATGGATGTGCCATCGCCTGACAGAGATGCATCACGCAACTCAGAAAGCTTGATGTTGGCCGCGAACCATGAAGGAACGACAATCCAACGACCCTGCTCAGGGATGTTCTGCTCGTCAAGAACCTGACCCGCACGAACGATAACGTCCATAGGCTCAACTTCACCAGCGGCAGGGTTACGTGGAACAACTACTAATGGAGCTGTAGTTATACCCAGACCAATGTTGCCTGAGATACGACCTGCTGCCGCACCGATGTTGGTTACTGCATTCGCCAGAGGCGCGTAGTAGTCCAGTACATCAGTATCGATGACGATTTTCATCTGACTTGAAGCATCATCTGCCCACATGCTCAGCATGTTTAAGTCAGCCTGTACTTCCATCACGTCGTCCAGGATAGTATTGAAGTACTTACCTTGGTCGATGTTCAGCTCAACGTCAGCCACTGATGGGCGCTCATAAACAAGCGTGCCGTCAGACTCATAGTCGTTGATTGCGATGGTTGGCTTTTGGCGAATGTGTACCTTGTCGCCGTAACCTTTGATTTCACCTTCATAGTCCGTATTTGAAATCGCAGCCAGGACAGTCGCATCGTAGAACTTCTCGATGATTTTGCCAGACCAGATTTCTGGAATGAAAGTGCCGGTGTAGACGGGGGAAGCCGCTACGTCTGTCCCATACGCGGGACTCGCTACTGGATAACTCATGATATAAACCTCATAATCAAATTAATTTAAATTACTCGCCCTTCATTTGCAGCTTGAACGAACGCTTTTTCAATGCGGACCTTCTCTGCGTCAGTACCCGGGAATTTGCCTGTCTGCACTAATTTATAGTGCGCTGCAATTTCAGCTCGGGTGTAAGTGCGTGTATCTGCTTGATTACTTGGTGGGCCGCCTGCTTGTGCTCTACCTGGTGCTGCCATGGAGACTAAGTCTACTTTAGGCGTCACCGGCGCTGCTGGTGCAGCTGCGGGCGTTGGTGGGGCTACCGTCATATTTTCATTCAAATACGCATTAAAGAAGTTCACAACTCGGGCAGAGTCGTTCTTCTGGAATGCCTGCGTTAACAGGTCATGTCTCCGTTCGCCGGAGAATGGGTCCCGTTGGGCCAACCAGAATAAAAACTCATCAGAGTTATTTATCGCTTCCCAGTCGGTCACTTCTTTAGCCAGTGTACCATAAACATCGCCCTTTGCACGGGTATCGATGGATGTGGTTACACCAGCAATCTGGTCACGCAATGCCTGATTCTCTTCTGTGAGTTTCGCCATTGCAGGTGATAATTCTTCGTGTGCGGCACGCTTAACCATTCCGATTAAGTCGCTACCATAGTCTTCAACGTCGTCGTCAGTGATGTGTGCACTGGTTGCGAGCGGTGAAGGTTCAATCGGTGCTGCCGGTGCTGCTTCAAGCACGTCCAGGCGACCCCGTAAATCATTGTTTTCGTCGAGCAACTTCCGGTGCATGCCCTGAAGTACCGAGTACTTGTGCTCTGCCTTGTCCAGAAGTTCGGTGGCATCGGGCGCTGCGGGAGGGTCTACGGGTGGCGTATCTGCTCCCGGAACAGGTTCAGCCGGTTCCGCTGATGCGTCGACTGGGGGAGCTGGGTCTGGCACAACTGAAAGCGCTGGTTCAGTCGGTTCAGCTGGTTCTGCTGGTGGAGCACCAGGGTCAGGAGCACCAGGCTCGACATTAAGGTCATCGAGAATAGCGTCAGGGTCAGAAGTACCATCGGTTGGCTTACCATATACTTCTGCATGGATATCCTCGGCTTTCTTAGCTGCTTTTTTTACTGCTCTTGCTGTTTTACTCATCAATTCTTCCTCTATTTAGAATTTTGATATGACTCGAGAGTACTCTTAGCAGTGGCTACAGCATCAACAATCTCAGTATACACCTGGCATCTGCCCTGTGCGCCCTTGAGACCGCCTTTCGCTGCAATCAAAACCTGCATAGATTTCTCTCCTTCAGTGCCAATGAGCTCCATAAATATACGGAACTCTGGCGCGTTTAGCAGAATTGTTATCGCTTCTGCTTGTTCTCTGGATAGCTTCAACGTTTTAAGTCTGTGGTACCACAGTCGTTGCCCGTGCCAATAGTGTTATGGCCTGGCGGACGCGTTGGAGGTAGTTCCAGAGTTTCAACGGCCGCATCGCGACCTGTGCCACGACCATACACCTGCTTCGTGTTGCCATCTTGTTTCAGGTAGCTTGGAAACTCCTGAGATGACACCTGCAGTTGCTTGGCTGAGGACTTACCTTTTGGATACGTTACAGTTCCCATGATTAGCCTACTTTCCAGTTGGCAGCTTTTTCTGTGGCAAAACCTTTCTTGCCGCTGCAGTTTACTTTACCCATGAGGCCACTACCTTTCTGCAGCAATATATGTTTCTCATTGCCGTTAGGATACTCTTGCTGAGCAGCGCCTTTGCTGGGATAGGTGCGTTGTGAATTACGCTGAGGAGTCGAAAGAAAGTCTTTCTTCTTCTGCTCGCCGTATTTCATACATGGGGCCTGTGTTTTCTTATCAAAATTTTCGTACATGGCTTTATCCTGTGTTGGTCATACCGGTTACTGGGTTGCCAGGCTGGTTCTTCGGACCTGGCGGTTTGTTACCTGCAGCTTCAGCTGCTTGTTGGGCCATCTGGTCTTGCTTCTGTTTGGCCATGATTTCTTCGTTCGTGGGTACAATCTCGCTCTCAGGCATACCCAAATCCTGTGATATAGACCGAAGCACCTCTGCACGGCCTTCTGGTCCAATAATGCTCATATCGATTGGATTCGTAGTCATCTGCAAGAATTCCAGGCGTCTCATACGGTCTGTCTCTTTCTGCATCGCCAGGGTCACGCCCTTGACTACAATATTCTCATCACCGGTGAAATAGTCCTCGGTATCAGTGAGCATAAGCATATCGTACAACATCTCGAGCGCAGGTTCCATTACTTGTTTGTCGATACCTGCTGCAACAGATTGTAATACTTTCGTGGCGTTACCCATGAGCATAGCCATACCTGAGGCTGTGCCAGCGGCTCCACCCTTGACGTTCTCACCGGTAGCGTATCTCGGGATAGCAGATACCTCGTCGGCAATTTGTGTCATGGATGAGTACACGCTGAGCAGCTCTGAGGCGTTTGACTCAGGCTGGAAGAATGTTATCGGTGCTGAGTTCGAACCCAGTGGGTCAGAGTTAAATCTCCAGCGTTTCCAGGGGTATAGCGAATCTGGGTCAGTAGCTGGGTGCAAGCGGTCTTCGATTATGGCGACCTGCGGACCTGAGCTAATAGATAAGTTATTGACTAGTGAGCGTAGTGAAGCATTAGCAACAGACTGAATATCGTCTATTATTTCTGCGACCCCATGGCCTATCGGTGTGCCAGGTACAGTCTCGTAGCTGGACATGAAGTAGGCAGGACGCTGGCGTGGGTTTGGGTTGATATGTGCCTTGATGGTGTGTTTGCCGATAATCCAGGCGTCAACCCAGTAGTCCATATCAGCATCTGGCACTTGTTTCTTAGTAAAGCCCTGGTCCAGGAGGAGCTGTCCTTGTAAGGGCCCATGCCACTCAAGAGAGTCAATTAACTCCGAACGGTTGTCGTACGGGTCTTCCCTGTCCTCGAGAGTGGCCCTCTCATGTTCGAGTTCTTCCAGCCAATCCTTAAATCCCGTGTTGTAGTCGCGTAAAACTTCACGAATAGCATCCTCGTCGTAACCTGGTATTCCTATCAGGTTGTTCAGGTCGGTTCTGGATAGTTTGATGCGTTCGATTACCGCACCTTCTTTTATGTTCGTTATGCCCGGGTCGAGATACAGGTCGAAGGCCGCCACACGTTTCCAACACATCTTGGGCACTGCTTTCGAGGTTATCTGACCGTCTACCCATTTGTTCACCTGCTCCATCTGTACGAAGGGGCCTTTTATGCATGCAAACGGGTATATTGGTAAATCAATTAGGAATTCGTGTAGTGCCGTGTAAAACCCACCCTCGAGTAGTACATCCTGCATTTTCTTCTCGGAGCGCTTCGCTGCGTCCTTCGCTGTTTTGATTCCAGCGCGATATGCTGCATCTTTTAGCTGTGAGCGTCTCTGCTCGATGGCATTCTTATCCACGCCGGCGCCTGACTGCTGCATTGACTGGACTTCTGATTCAATCAGTTCATCGATGGAGGCATTAATATCTTCAGGCAGGTCGGGAACGGGGCTTGGCTTAATATGCCATGGCTGGTCGCTGGACAGGAAGATGTCCCGGAGCATGGCGGTCGCGCCGCGGCATTTAACAGAGGTGATGCGGGAAAAGACTTCTGACCCGCCAAATGCTTTGATTTCCTGGAGTTTACTCGGATGGTATTCTCCATTGTACGTACGAAGGGCATGCAAATACCGCTCGTCAAGGTTCTGGTCACGTCTGTGCCACTTGAAATCGTAATATCGTTTGCCGATGTAGCCGGCCATCGTTTCGACGGCAACTTCATCTTTTGAACTTTCTGTGGCGTCAACTATCTGCTGAGCTTCTTCTTGTTCTTGAAGCACTCCTTCTGAGACAACCTTAAGCGGGCCTAACGCCATGGATAAATTCCGAGTGATGGTTTCCTGGAGTGTATGTCAGGGAGTTAGGTGGTGTCAATCCCAATTTTTAAATATTTCCAGTTTCGCAAACTCCAGGGCGCCAATTTTGTCCTGGGCGTTTTTACCAACTGTGGCTTTTATGTGGATTAGGCCGTCTTGCCCTGTGCCGATAACGATAACCTCACGTAGGTTCATATCCAGCGCTTCGTTCAGTGTTACACGAGACGCTTCTTCTTCTTTCTCAAAGGTAGTCTGTATTGCTGTTAGGCTCATGTCCACGCACCCACAGGCATAGCTGGCTTTCGTACGTACTCCTCAGCACGAAGTTCTCGTCCAATGAGGGAATTAGATATCCCCAGAGCCAAATACTGTAGCCCATCGCACAGGTCACTGGCCGGGTGGTTCTTGTCTGGCGTTTCATCGAGTTGCTTACTCGCTTTGCTGCGTTTGTACTTGTAGTCGTGCTTCAGGCTCCTCAGGAGCGTTGGGCAGTATCGTGTATCAATTAGTATTGCGGCCTTGCCCCCGATGTTGGCTAAAAACAACTTTTCTACGGCCCTTAGCCTCGGGTCAATGTTGTTCGTACTGGCAAGACGGGCAGACAACCCCATGCGTTTTATGGCGTCGAGGACTGATTCTTCACCGATTTGCGACCGCTGCCTACCGGCCGGGTCTATTATCGCATAGACCGATGCATTCCCAAACCGTTCGGCAATCAGAGGCCGCAATATGGTACTTATGAAATTTTCCATACCCATGCCTTCTGCATGAGCTTCAGCATGAATAAGCACTCGACCCCAAGCGTCCAGCTGTCCAATGATTGCTGCTGGGTGTCGTCCGGTGTCCATGCCAATGATGAGTGGCTTGCCTGGTATGAAATTGAGCGTGTCGCTGGTGTGGAAGTCTGGCACAAATGACTTCTTAAAAACGGCCGACCCGGCGAGCGAAGCGCTAATATGGTTATCGATATACTGGTCCACCCAGTCTTCCGTATTGGACTCAACCATGTCTTCATAGTAAGTCTCAGGCAGGTTCTCAACATTTTCAGCATCTGGCTCTCTTCCCCCGGGCTGTACGTGATAGCCCCAGTTACTCGGACGGTCTAACTCAAGTAGCTCGTACCAAGGAGAATCCTCCGAAAAGGAGTTCGTCTCGGCGACGATGCCATGAAACGTCGCACCACCGTGGATTTTTGACGGGAAACGGCCACACCGAGAATACACTGCTTGGACAATCTCTGGCGAAATCTCGCGGAACTCTGAAATCCACCCCATCGTAATCTCGAATGACAGTAGCTTATTAATATTGTCTTCCGTGTCGATACTGAACAGGTACCATTCGCTGTGGACATCATTCACCTCTATCGTTATCTTGTTTTCACTGACTTTGTACGTCATGAAGTCCCGGAACAGGCCCCGTATGGTCTCCAGACACGTTGTACGGAGCTGTGGCAGCGTATTCCGCACGATTACCATGCGTGTCCGCCTTATCCCGTCATCGTCAGGCTCCTGCTCACACGCACGCCTGAACAGCTCCATGGCACATGCAGTCGACTTCGCTGAGCCAATAGGCCCACGTATGAACCTCAGC